GTCAACAACCTTTTTAAGTTTGATGCAATAAGGACAACCTGTTTTAGAGTAAATTGTAATCATGCTTTTAAATTTTTAAAATCTTCTTCAAAAATTGCCAGACCTGCATCTGTCAAAACATGATTATACATCTTATCAAATACTTTAGTGGGTAGCGTAGCTACGTTCGCTCCATAAGAAAAACATCTAGAAACGTGATGTACATCACGCAACGATGCTGCTAGGATTCTTGTTGAACATCCCTGAACATTATATAGTCCAGCGATTGCTCTAACAAGTTCAACACCACTAAATGAATTGTCGTTAAGACGACCTACAAATGGTGAGACATATGTAGCACCTGCCAATGCTGCCATTGCTGCCTGTGCAACAGAGAAACAAAGAGTAACATTGGTTTGAACACCTTGCTCAGATAGATCTTTACAAGCAATTAGACCTTCTCTAGTAAGAGGAAGTTTGATTGTAACTTCTTCACCAATTGCAATATATTGTTGAGCATTTTCAATCATCTCACTAGCAGTATTTCCATTGACTTCTGCTGAAATGCTAACAAAGTCAAAGTCTTTGGAGAGACGAGTAATGAAATCAAAATAAGAAACACCAGACTTACGAACTAGCGTTGGATTGGTAGTAATACCAGCAACCAAACCAGTTTCGTATCTGTCTTTAATCTCTCCGTAATCAGCTGTGTCTAAGAAAATTTCCATAGGAAATAAAGCCATAATATTTTTTTGATATTTTAAATTATAGTGGAATTTTTAGAGAGTGTCAACTCTCTTCAATATCCCAATGCCATTTAATTGCTTTGATGTAATCAAAGGTATCATCCATGTAAGATCTATCATTGTTGTCATATTTTACCTGACATAAAAAGTTTCTGAGTTTTTCAACTGACTCAAATGTCCCTTGATGTCTCTCTTGATCGTCGTATAGGTGATACTTCATCGTTCCTCAAATTCAATTTTACGCACTCGTCTTTTGCGACGTTCTTCCTGATACTTTAAATCAGTATCAGATAGAATTGTGTTATATTTAACACTCTTCTTATGATTTGTCAAGACTAATAGACTTAAATCATTAGCTCCAACCTGATCATCCTTAACCCACATCTGGTTTGAACAACCACAAAATTGTATTTTGCTAGTGCTTGTCAATTCTCTGTTGCATTGTTTGCATCTTGCCGATAACATTGTTCAGCATTTAACCTCCGTAAAAAATGTCGCTGAGAGGACTTGAACCTCCACGTCATAAAGACACTGGAACCTAAACCCAGCGCGTCTACCAATTCCGCCACAACGACAAGGCGACTCAAGTAGGATTTGAACCTACGACCGACTGCTTAGAAGGCAGTTGCTCTATCCGCTGAGCTATTGAGTCAGTTCCAAATATTTTCTGATCCGCCACCCATGTGGAGTTTCCATTGGGTAGAGAAATTATACATTACTTCGTGAATATTATCTACTTCCTTACAAGGAGTTTCCTCCACAATAATTAGTCTTTCTTTTACTAGTTCAGCAATCATATTCTCTTGTTGTTTTTTTGAGTAGATTGCATTTCCAAACCATGGGTCATCAGGTAAGAAGTTAGGTGCAGGGATTCCAGTAAAAGGTTTAGTAATCATGACTGCCAGTAGTAGTGATAGAAGTTTCCATTCTTGCTACACATGGGATCTTGTGTTGCTACCCGATATTTTAGCATACTCTGTCCTTTAAAGTCTGTTCTGTCTCCAATGATGTTGTATGCAGAGAGCATCTTAGATCTATCTTGAAGTCTTTGAACCAAAGCATAGTCTACGTAAGGTTTGTTTCTCCACATACCTTCATATTGGCCAGGTGCATATACTACACCAGAAACATTGTTAGGAAATGAAGGAGACTTGACCCTATTTAGAACTGATACTGCAACACAGTATTCATCCATAGTATTGGGTTGTGCCTCTACCTTTACAACCTTAGCAAGGTGAGTATAATCAGCAGGCGTCAGTGCCAGTAGGAGTTCCAGAATCAAAATAGTCTTTCCTGTAGTAACGACCGAGGATGTTTGAATTATAGTAGGCAGGGGTGCCGTCTGTCAAGGCTTTTGTTAAAACGTCATGAAGGAACAGTTGCCTTGTCTCTTCATAGTTTACCTTACCAGTGGTTGGGTGTAGAGAAAGTATTTCTCTTGAGAAGGATTCCTTTCCCAGTAGTTTGATATCTTCTTTGAGTTCTGGACATGACCCATAGTATCGCTTCCAATCACTCTCCGATGTAACTCTCCTCTTACCTCCCCTAGGCTTCCGTTTTTGCCAGAAATATTTTCGTCCAATGTATTGTTTACCTGACTCTTTATTAGATATCCTGTAGACAAAACCGAACATACCGTCAATGTCCTGAGATAAAAAAGGGGATCCTTTAAAAATCCAAGGATTTTCATAGTCAATCACTATCCCATAAATGTACTGGGATTATTTATGGCTCATCAAACAATACTTCATTAATGTAATCATCTGCCCACTTTTCTCCAAAATATTTTTCTAAAATTCTTCTAGTTTTATCGTTCTTTTTCTGTTTTTCACAGTAGTTTATCTGTCCTTCGTATCTTTCATCTGCTCTGTTGTAATTCATAGTAGATTTCCAGACAGCACCCACAAATACATCAAGATATTCGTTCACTACATTGCAAAATTTATCAATCTCCTCACTATCATCTAGTCTTGCGAACTTACTGTAAGGTGAAAAGATTGTACCCCATGTAGGAATCTCTCTATTGTGTTTGAAACTATAATATCTACTAATATCTTCAACGTCTTCATAGATTGGATGATCCGTACCATCAACAGGAGAGATGTCTGTGATAGCAGCAGTGACAATACTCTTATTGGCTACGATATCAGCACCAAAAATAGGTAAATCAAACTCAGGATCTGGATACCAGATACAATGCAGGATATCCAGAGGTCCTAGACTAGCAATTTCCATGTGCACCTTACGTAATCCAGTACATGTGTGCATGTCATTCTCAATGACTAGGTTGCCATCTTCAGTTTCTTTATAGACCTCTCTAAATTTATCATTAACATCTAACTCCTCTATGTTAGGTAGAGTTTTCTGATGCTCACGAATAATATTGGCTAGGTCATTGATTATTTGTCTTGCCATTATGCATAACTGAAAAAGAATTCTTTAATTAAATTGTGAGACTTTTCTTTGCCAAATCTACTAGACAAATATCCAGAAATAGGATCAAGTCTTATCATATACTTGTCAAAGTCACCATACTGTGTAGTATCAGTACCGATTGGTTGATGCTCGTCTAGCATATCTTTATAGTACTGTAGATATTTTGTGAATAATGGTAGATGTTCATCTACCTCATCAGGTTGACAGTATCTGACAATAAGATTATCAGAGAAGTGATTACCTGCCTCAAAAAATCTATACGTTCCTTCTACTTTAGGTAGATCTGGTGTATAGAACAAGTATTTTTCTACAGGATGTTGGAAATCAAACACAATGACAACTCTCTTGTCACTCATTCCCATGAGATCCATACCAAAACAAGGTAAGTTTGCTCCTGTCATAGGATACAGGATGTTGTTGTAAATACTGCAAGATTTATTATCCCAGATTTCAACTTGTCTTGACTTAATTAGATGTTTGCCTGAGTACAAATCAGCAGTCAAATTCACACCTTTATCATTAGTCCATTCAGCATGTCGCTGAACAAATTTTATATCTGGAAAAATCTTAGCAATAGTTGCTTTGTAATTCTTCCAAAGATCCATAGTTTACCGATGCCTTCTGAAAAATTCTTTCATTGAAGTCTGATAACCAGACTCACGATATGGAGGTTCCTTGATTCCCATTATCTTCTTGTAGTCCTGATGCATCGCTCCCAGAAGCCATGCCTGACTCAGACTCTTCGGTCCTTCGTTCAACAATCGGGTTTGAAATTTGGATAGACCAGCCTTCCTCACCAAATACTCCTGTCTCCACGACGTGTGGTGTGATTTGTTTGTCATCTGCCTCCCATAATTCATGTAGTTTTTTGGTTTCTAAGTCAACTCCTGCCATAGTTTGCAGAACTTTACCATCCCAGTACCATTTTTCTATGTATGAAAAAAGATATTTCAGAATAGTATTGTAAGGTGGTTTTTGTTTGCTAATCCACCTTTTTATTTTTTGCAGAGTTGTTTCTTTTTCTTTGTCAAAGACAATTTCAAAGTTATAACTGAAACCCTGCGAAGGTGTCTTTTTTGACATCTTGTTTAATGCTCCCGATTAGGTAGGATTCAACCTCTGTCTCCTGTGGGGCTACTTGCATACCTTTAGATGACAACCAGTGTGCAGTCCATGGAAGAGGATTGTTGCTGATAGGAGTATCAAAGATTGCATTGAGTCCAATAGACTTCAAACGACGATTAGCAGTCCATTCAACATACTTCTGTAGTAATTTATCATTCAAACCAATGATAGATCCATCTTTGAACAGATACTCTGCCCATAGATTCTCTTCCTCTACCGCTTGACGGAACATTTTATAGACATTCTCTTCTTCTTCCTTAGCAATCTCTTTCATTTCTGGATCATCATTCTTTTTCCAGTTGTTAAGGATGTTCTGAGTGACAGTCATGTGCTGACTTTCATCTCTTGCAATGAGTCCGATAATTTTAGCACTTCCTTCCAGAAGTTTAAGTTCACCGAATGCGAAAGAACAAGCAAACGACACGTAAAATCTAATTCCTTCAAGGATATAGACATTAGCGACTGCTCTATATAATTTTCTCTTGAGATCATGTAGCTCCCATTTTGCTGTTGGTGAATCACTCCATCCATCACGCCACATATTTCCTGTACCATACTCTTGAGCAAGATTAATGAACTCATCGTATGCTTTGGTAACTGATTGTGCTCGTGAGAGGATCTTCTCGTCGTCTAGAATGTGGTCAAAGACATCAGAGGGGTCAGCATATACATTTTTGATAATGTGTGTATAAGAGCGACTATGGATCATCTCCATGGTCTGCCAAATATTCATGCACCCTTCAAGCTCAGGTAGTGAGCAATAAGGCATGAATGCCATGCCAGGACCACGACCTTGTACGGAGTCCAAGAGGATCTGATACTTGAGATTGCTAGTAAATATGTGTTTCTGTGCAGCATTTAGAGTTTGATAATCGGAACGGTCTTTTTGTAGAGACACTTCTTCTGGTCTCCAGAAGAAACCAAGTTGGTTTTGTGTCAACTTATCAAAGATAGGATACCTAAACTTGTCATATCTTTGTACTCCTAGTGGAGCACCGAAGAACATATGTCCTTTGGTTGTATCTACTTTGTCGGTATTGAATACCGTCATGCCATCTACACTAGTCATAGGTTTGTTAGTTCTAAATTTTGCAGCTGTCACAGTCTTCCTCCTCTGATTCTAAAATATCTGTTAATAAATCTTCAATGCTCTGTTTCTTTTCTTCAGTCAGTTCAGGTTCATCTCCTTTTTGATCGTATGTGTTCTGGTAGTAGGAAGTCTTCCATCCATACTTATACGTTTTGAGAAGATCACCTGCCATTTCAGAAACAGGAACCTCATTATTGTCATAATTCTCTGGATTATAGCTCCAGTTGCCAGAAATTGCTTGGTCAAAGAACTTCTGCATGGCTGCTACAATCTTAATATATCCATCATTATTTTTCATGTCCCAAAGAAGTGTGTAGTTAGTCTTGAGACTACCGAACTGAGGGACAATCTGCTTGAGAGGTCCTTTCTTTGACTTCTTAGTGGACAAGTATGCTCTAGGTGGTTCAATTCCGTTTGTTGCGTTTGACACAACGGAACTGCTCTCTGAAGGCATTTGTGCGGACAGAGTGCTGTGCCTGAGTCCGAACTCTTTGACAGAATCCCTAAGACTATCCCAATCATAATTCAACTCCGTTCCACAGAACTCATCAATGTCACGCTTGTACGTGTCAATTGGGAAGATACCTTGTGCATACTTGGTGCGATAGAAGTATTCACATGCACCTTTTTCCTTGGCAATTTGATTGCTGGACTTGAGCAGATAGTACTGGAAAGCTTCAGACAAGTCATGGACTGCTTTCCATGCTGCTGGATCTTCGTATTTGTATCCATGTTTTGCTAGGTAATGTGCGAGACCGATATAACCAATACCAAGAGAACGACGTGCCAGTGTACTGATACGTGCTGCGTTAACAGGATACTCTTGATAGTCAACCAACTCTTCAAGACCACGGACTGCAAGGTCACATAGTTCTTCCATCTCATCTAGTTTGTTGATCTTACCAACGTTGATAGCAGACAGGATACACAGTGCAATTTCTCCTTCACCATCAATATGTTCTAGTGGTGTAGTAGGAAGTGTAATCTCTTGACAGAGGTTACTCATGCTTACTTTATCATTAAAGGAAGAATGGCTATTGCAATGGTCAATGTTCATGATATACAACCGACCTGTCTCTGCTCTTTCTTTACATAGATCTAGAATAAGTTCCTGAGCTCCAATAGTTTTCTTCGGAATAGATCCATCAGATTCATAACGTGTATAGAGATCATCAAACTCGTCAGTGCCAAAAGCATCGTACAAACCTGGCGTATCGTGAGGTGAGAATAGGGTGATGTTTCCATTCGCAATGAATCTTTCATAGAAAATCTTTGAAATTTGGATACTATAATCTAGTTTCCTAACCCTGTTGTCTTCTGTACCTTTATTGTTTTTAAGGACAAGAATATCCTCTATTTCTTGGTGCCAGATAGGAAAGTGAACTGTAGCAGAACCACCTCTGATGCCGTTTTGAGTGCAGCATCTGACAGTTGCTTCAAACTTTTTAAGGAAGGGGACAACGCCTGTGTGTTGTACCTCTCCGCCTCTGATTTTAGCGTTGATCCCACGGATTCTGCCAGCGTTGATGCCGATACCAGCGCGTTGTGCGACGTATTTACCAATAGCCATATCACTGCTAAAGATACTATTGAGGGTGTCATCAGCATCAACGAGAACACAAGATGCAAATTGACGTAAGGGTGTTCTGACACCCGCCATGATTGGCGTTGGGATGTTGATCTTGTGTTTGGAAATGGCATTGTAGTAACGTCTAATATATTCCAGACGATTGTCTGTATAGTTTTGGAACAATGTCACAGCAATCATCATGTACATGTACTGAGGTGACTCATATACCTCATTAGAACTGCGATCTTGTACCAGATATTTGTCAACTACTTGGCGAAGACCAGCATAGGTGAATAAAGTATCCCTATCATGGTCAACCCAAGAGTTAATTTTAGTCCACTCTTCGTATGTATACTTATCAATAATTTCGGGGTCATATACCTTCTTCTCAATACATCTGTAACAGTGATCAAGCACTGAAGGAAGACCTTGAACCCACTCAGATCCAAAGACTTGCTTGTACACACCGTACAATAGAAGACGAGCAGCAACGAACTGATAGTTAGGGCTATCAAGACTGATTAGGTCACTAGCAGAACGCACTAGAATTTCTTGAATATCCTTTGTTTCAATCTCATCAAAGAACTGCAGACCAGAATTCATTTCAACTGCAGAAGCACTCACACCGCTTCCTAGACCTTCGCAAGCTTCTTCTACTACCTTATGAATCTTATCAAGATTCAGAGGGGTCAGAGACCCGTCACGCTTGCGAACTTTAATTCCGTTCCCGTTTGTCATACTCTTTTCCAATCGTTAAATTTTAGTTTTGCTTGTAGTCCTTGATAGACGTTAGATTCTACCAAAGTTTGTACATCATGTCCAGCAAGATGCATGTCATTGATGTCTTTCTGTAATATGTTTTTTGGCCAGACGACTACCTTGTCTCCTCTGTCAATGACTTTGGAGATTCTGGTGACGATCTCTCTATTGCGTGGTTCGTTATCAAAAATCCAAATATGATCGCTCCAATTAAACGACCTAATATCAATATCGGAACCAGCCATGGCAACCGAGTTTTTAATGAACGTCGCATCAAAAGGACCTTCTGTAATGTAAATTGATTCGTCTGTGTTTACTCTATCCAATCCAAAGATCTTGGGTTGTTCCTCGTCCAGCATGATCGTAATGTATCTAATCTTTGCCTTTGGGGCTAGCGATCTGCCTTGGTATCCAAATAGGTTACCTTGTTTGTCTTTGAAAGGGATTATGATGCGATCACTATCTTGTCTCAGGGTATCAAATGTCTTCTTTTGTTTGTTTGTCCATTCCTTAAACTTAGGACAATAATAGAAATAATCTAGATCTTTGATACCACGCTGCTCAAGATAGACTCGCGCTGGGTGAGAAATATTTAGGTCAGAAATCTTCTCAAGATTGGTATTAATTTTGACAAATTTCGGTTCGTTAAAATTAAATTTAGGACTTGGTGTAGCAGTCCCCTTGCCAGTGCTACCTTCTTTAAATTTCTCCATGATGTATTGATCATAAAGATTTACATCTTGGTCTTTTATGAAGTTTGCAAGTGATCTACCAACGCCACAATTGTGACATTT